AATAGACATCCTCACTTCATTGGTGGCCGGTATAGCGAGTCCTGAGCTAACAGGCAGGGTGTTATAGCCTTCTACAGGAGCACCTACGTATTCCGTAGACAGGTTACGGTTTAGCACCCAAATACCTTTATTAGACTGGAAAAATATACCATTAGGGGTGAATACTATGCTATTAGCATTAATACACCCTACCGTACCTGTTATAAACACTGGATCACTGAAGTCATTGTTTTGTCCAGTGATGTCAGGGCCATTACCTGTCAAATAATAAATGGAATTAGTCTTAAATATTATAAGCTTATCATCCATTGCAGATATGGCTGTAATATGTCCATTGCTGCCCTGTGAAGTGCTAGTGGGAGCTACGTAAATAGTGAATAAATCAGAGAATTCTACAGGTGTACTTGCCAATACTTGTTTAGAGTACCAAATAGTGTTGCGATCTTCATCACTTACAACAAACAGTCTATTGTTAAATGTCACCATCAAAGAGGTAGCTGGTGAAGCAATGTTCTCTACTACGCCGCCTGTGGTGTATAGTAAGTTATTACCTATAATCTGAGCATCAGAGTAGGTGTCAGTAAATGTCACACTGTCTACGTTTATATTGTTTAGCAAAGGAGAAGCTATAGGTGTAATTTGATAATACAATGGCTGAGCTACAGACCATCTATACACTACTATTCTTACATTGTTTATGCTATCCTTAGCTGTAAACCTAAGAGTGGGAATGTTTAGTGTGACTGAGCCTATTTGAGTAGAAGTAATAGATGCGTTATTATGGGTACCAATAGCGTTATTGCTTACTGTAATACTTGTAGGAGAATTGATAGCTGTAATGTAAGTATTAGCAGGTAAGTGTGTAGCCGAGGTGACAAGCTGTCCTATTTGCAGGTTAGTAAAGCTTGATATGTCTGTAATAACATTACTACCTAACGTTGTATCGCCTTTGAAAGTGGCACCATTATTGACAGTGAAAGACAAAGGAATGCTTGGTGCTGACCTATGTATCAGTCCTTGACCATCTGTCCATTCGTATGTAACGGCGTAAAAGTATTGCTGAGCAGACATTGAGCCAGCTGTAGTTGAACCTACTGCGAAAATGTTATCTGGGAACAGATGAAATCCTTGCTCAGAAGGGCTTACACCATCATACATCCAAAGAAATCCACCAGCAATATTAAGAGATTGAGCTACTTCCTCAGTCTGTAGGTTATCACTTCTCATGTTGAATGTGACTAAGTTACATCCAATTTGAGCGTAAACGTTATTAGGTGTAGCAGAAGCCTGAGACTTATTGGCAGGAATAACAAGTGTTTTATAAAGATAAGCTAATTGTACTAAATCGCCTGCTACGTTTACCGAAGGTAACACTTGTGTAGTGTAGTATCCTCCACCGTTTGAGTAGGCAAGTTTAGCTACTACATATCCACTTGAGTCTAGTAGAAAATAAGTGGATTGATTAATATCTTCGTGTGACACTAATACATAAATAGTATCATTAACAAAAAAAGCTTTACTACCTAGCCCACAATTTCTGTGAACAAGAACAGGACTTGAGACAGTACCTGCTAATGTACATGTAACTTTATAAACAATATCTGTTCTTACTGAAGTGTAAGTATAGGTGTTGGTTAATTGATAGAATAGAGTAAGTCCGCTGTTATCAGCTACAGAAGTGATTTGTGTAGATGTAACAGACACCATCGTATGTCTTGCTGCAGAGGCAGCTAGCAAGCCAGCATCTATAGACCAACTATATCCATTACCCCCGTTATAAGCTGTCACCCAGATTACAGGCAAGCCAGCGCTTGGTTGATAAGCAGTCACACTCATACGTGAAGCTGTATAGCCACTGATAACTAAAGTGTTTAGTTGAGACAATGTAGAGGTGAGCCTTGTCACTCTAATAGCTCCACCCCCATCATTACCTGTCCAAGCTACATACAATGTATTGTTTATAACATAGCCGTCATACCCAGTAGTAGCAGACAGCACTTGAGCACTTAGATCTGTAGGGCCTATTACTGTATTAATAGACGTAGAGGGAATAGCAATGTAAGATAATCTATTAGCAGTCGGGCGTAAGAATGTGATAACAAAGTAACTACCCAAATAAAACACCCTACATTGATTAGCTCCTGTAGCTACCGGTGTGATATTCACCAAGGTCTCACCTGTGGTGTAATCATTTATTTGGTATTTGTATACGCCGTCTCCATCAAGGAATACAGTGCAAGATAGATTATTCTCAGAAATAACTGTATCTACTGCGCTTATGCTATAAGCTGTACGTACAAGGGATTGAGTGGCTAAGGAAATAGGCTGTATACGTCCCTTAGATTGCCACTCATTACTAGCATCACTAAGAGAATATAGATTATTACCTATAGCAGTAAGATTGCTTTTGAATGTGGTAAGTGTAGTAGCTTCTGAGCCACTTGGAAGATTGACTAAAGTTTCAAACCCATTACGCTTTTTTAAAGCATTACCACGTTGGAATAAAGCGTTTTCCAAGGCTAGAAAATTGCCAGGAGCAATCTGCCAAGGATCATTCTTTGTGTCTAATCCTAATGCAAACGGTATGTTTAATGTTTGCTTTTGTACGGGCATATTATCCCATTTCTACAATCTGTAGTTGATAGTCAACCATGTTACATCCAGTAGATCCACCAGATGTTTTTTCAATTCTTAGTTGTATTGTGTAAGTACCAGAAGAAGGGCAAAGATGTAAAGCTTGGAATTGAGGAGTGCCAGTTGTAAACTGTACAGATCTTATAGTAGTACTTGCAGCAGCGGGGTCAACTACTACCATAAACAATCTTACTTGAGCACCAGCGTTTATATTTGATCCATCTAAATAAGGTTGAAATAACACTTGTATTTGCTTATTAGCTGCACTAGTTGCTATAGTACCGCTGTAGAATAAAGTTGAAGTACTTGTTACAGTTGCGCTTACTGTACCTGTATTACCTGTAAAATAGTTAGCTGGGCTTCTCTTTACTGGTGTGACATTCTGATCAGCTATCTTTACAGTAGTGACGTTAGAATCCGCAATCTTATTAGTTGTGACGTTTAAGTCAGCAATCTTTAAAGTAGTTACAGCACTGTCTGCTAGCTTTGCAGTAGTAATGCCTAAGTCTTTGACTTGGATAATATTAGAAGCTATTTCAATAGTAGAATTGTCTACTACGTAATCAGCATATAAATTACCAGAGCTGTCAAGAGACATTATCTTTTGAGCAGAAGGTACGTTAGAAGGGAAAGTGATAGTGTAGTTAGACGGTAAGGAGCTAGGAGCAGAAAGGGTGATTCCATTACTACTAGCTACTATTCTTCTGATAGTCAAAGACCCTGCATCAATATTACCTGCAGTGTTTACAGCTGATTGAAAGACATAAGTTTGAGTACCAGATACATAGTTTACAGATGCCGGGGAGACAAGACTTCCAATACTTCCAGGTGTACCTGCTACAGCTGCTCCGTTAGTAATTTGTACAGCAGCTCCTGTAGAGTTATTGTAATACAAATCACCGTTGTAAGAGTATACAGCTCTAAGCTCAGAAGAAGCTAGAGCACTACCTTGTGGAGAGAAGTAGGTAGCTTTGAGATTTATAGCACTATTGCCGTTAAAAGTAAGGTCAGAGTTGATATTAAGACCTGAAGGCTGAATCTGTACCCCGTTACCAGAGGCGTGATTATGTTGATCAAGGATTGATAAAGAGCTGTTTAAATCTAATGCCCAATTAGGTCCTGGCTCTTGTCCTACCGTTGGTAGAATCAGCGACATATTAGGGGAAATTGTATTAGGCATATAGTCCTCTTAAAACACGTATAAGTCCACAGTTACAGGAGCCGAGCTATTAAGTATAAGTGTACGGCTCTTTACTTGATTAGAGTCTTGTTTATCATATATTACAGCAGCTGCCCTTACTCTAACCAACATCCACCCTTGCAACACTCTGCCTAACTTATGATCAATAGTATTATCACCGGCTTTTAACACTACACTTTGCAATGTAACACCGTTATTTGTAGGCAAAGCCAAGATAGGATTAATAGAGCTAGCCCATGCTGTCTGCATTAGCATAAGACTTTGATCATCTGACTTATAGATAGGCAGTGACATCAATAGCCTCCAAAGCTTCCGTCACCATTAGGTGAACCGTATCCACCCCAACGCTCACCAAAGGTGCGAACATCAGAAATGGTATCTGGTTGCCCAGCATCCCTGTTCATAGCGGAAGACTGTATACGGTCAATTAGCATTTGTTTTTGTGCCATTAACACTGTAACATCAGATTCTTCTTTTTGCAAGCATTTAATAGCTGCATCAACTATAACATATTCCACCCATCCGCTAATGCTCTGTAACATATCGCTATCTTTAAGCAACGTAGCTACACGAGGAATATACCATAATCTGATATATTGATTAGCACTTGGGGTAGGTATGAAGAATAGTGTATTACCGACTACGCGGTAACGAAGATTAAATACGCCGAGGAAAGTAGAGGTAACGTTAGGAAAAACATACCTATTTCTGCTAATAAAGTCAAACTTGTGCAGTGTCACCCAGGCGTTATTATTAGCACCTAGTCCGCAGTCAACACCTAATAGCTTATAGAAAGCAGGAGCTCCACTAAAGTTGCTACCATTAGGCAATGTATACTGGCTAGTCGAACCGTCTGTTTGAAAGGTGAGGGGAGGAGCTACATAGTAATCCTCATACAGGGTTACGAGCAAGTCGTAAAGCTCTGTATATGATTGATTGATATAGCTATTCCATTCTTCCTTTGTAACAAAGTTACTATTCACTCTATCAGCTCTTTGCTGAGCTAATAAGCGTACTTGGCCTAACGACATTTCGCCGGTTAGAGCAGGTACAGCTGAAACTGAACTACTAAAAGATGATTGGATTCCGTTAGTTGAAGCTACTCTGTAGTAATACGTAGTGCCAACAATGACAGAAGGATCAAGATACTCAGCCGCAGTAAGAGTGGCAATAGTCGAGAAATTGACATTGTCAGTACTCCTCTGTAAAGGGTATCCAGTGGCTCCTGCCACTTGGTCCCAAGAAAGGTAAATTTGTCCATTACCTTGTTGGGCAATAAGGTTTTGAGGTATTGATGGTGCAGGCACACGCGCTCCTATGGAAGGGGGCCCAGGGACTGCCTAGGCCCTTTCGTCGTCTACGACTTTGGCGAGCTTAGGGAGCAGTGCTGTTACGAAGTACTAACACCATTTTACGAGATTCACCGGAAGATAAATATGTTCCGGCACCTGTAACAAGACTTGCAAACTGTATATCAATAATTTTATTTTGCACGTCATCATTATCTAATGACATAAGTACTGCAGCAGATACTGGATTAACAGGAAGTTGTTCCACCATTAGAAGTTTTACGTAAGCATCTTGCATGGTAATTCTGTATTTACCTGCAGCGCCTAACTTAGTGATAGATGCAATACCTTTGCTGTTAGCAGCATCTAGGACTGGATTTCCACTACCATCGATCGAGAAGCTTAGGAACAAGCTTACCCGCATTTTTTCTAAACCGAAAGAGAATTGATTAAAAAGCCTATTAGCCATTTTAATGCCCTTTATTTGCCTCCGTTCACATTCACCGTACCTAAGGAGGCTTAGTAGGTCCGGGTGCAACCTAGAGCATTCTAGGCGTCATAAATGCCATATCAAACTATAGACACCAAATAAGTCTAGCATTTCCAACGCTTAAGCGCAGCACCCTTAGGAGTAAGTTTACCGTCTTTTGAGGTAGGACCTGACACTCCGGACATTCTTGCGCAGAAAGATTTACGTCTTTTCGCGGCCTTAGATCCGGGTTTGACTTTTCCAGTTACAGGTCTTTTTAAATTACTACCGTGTTCCCTGTTATACTTTTGACGGTAAGAGTCGCTTAGTCCACCAGTGCGACTATGCTTTTTAGGGTTATATCTCAAAAAAGGCTTGGAGTCTTTAATACGCCCTCCACGAGCCATTCTTATAATTTTAGCGATTCTGTCTCTCATAAAACAAAAGCCCTCAGGATTTCTCCCGAGGGCCTCCGTTAGCTATGCTATTAAGCAGATAGCGTGATTACGCAATTCCAACCGGGAGCATTGCAAACCAGATTCGCGTAATAACCGATTCTGATTTCTAATGCATCAGCTGTGCCAACTCGTAATCCTTCCAAACCTTCTAGCCCNTAGGTTAGAATGTGAGGAGCTTTACCGAGTGAGCGGAGCTTCCAGGTATCCATTTGCAAGAGGTATGCCGTGTTAGCAGGGCAACTTCTGTCAGGAATTACTGTGATAGGACCGTATGGAGCGTGTACACGGATACCGGCAAACGCTATGTCGGCCTCTTCGTGCTTGACATCGACATACTGCACTTTTGCTCCCAAACTCTTCTCCAAAGCGGCGTAACTAGCGAATGACATGAAGCACATGTCAGGCTGTCCACCTTCTCGGGCTACGAGAGAGGATCCGTCGATTAGGGCTTCTTCGATTGACTGGCTTGCACCATCATATCGAACGCCAGCAAGACGGGTAGGATCTGCTGATCTGTCTACGTTCCAGAAGCTGTCTCCAGGAGCTGGTGCTACCTTAGGAAGCCATGCTCCTAATCCGCTTACTTTTAAGTAAGAAGAAGTAGAAGTGGATCCACCGGAAGCCACGTCACCTTGTACAGACATATAACCCGAAGCTGCCCAATTTGCAGACAGTGGGTTAGCGGAAGCTGTTCCACGGAGTACGCCGGATGAACGGTTTACTGCTGTAAGAACAACTGTATCGGAAGAAGGAGTTCCTCCGTCTGTAGCAGATACTACAAGAGTCATGCCAACTTCGAAGTTGACTACTTCTTGGATATTTGCCAACTGGATTACAGTAGCTCCAACTGCTGTGGAAGGGGAGCTGATAGTCAAGATTTGACCACGGCTACCTGTACCAGACTTGAACAGATCGAGTGCCAAGTCGTTTGAGATATTGCGGAAAGCAGTATCCATAACGAGCTTTGCTTCGTCTACAAAAGCTCCGGCGTTATCCTTTGTAGCTTCCAATAGTTCGTTAGTGATAGTAGCTAACTGATAGTTGCTAATACGATAAACGAAGAAGCTTGAGATTTGAGGAGCAGTCTGATTACCTTGAGCGTTGCTGAAGGTAGCAGATCGGCCTTGCGGTGTACCATACACCAAAGGCACTGGAATGTATTTACCAGCAAATCCACTTGGGCTTTCGTCCTTGGGGATGAGGCTGAGCAAAGGATTCTTTTTATAGACTAGATCCTTCATATAGTCGTCACCAGTATAGAGCTCTTTTAGCGCTGCTACCTGGTTACTTACATTTGCGTAAATTGCTGACATAAGTCACCTTATTTTAATTCACCTTTAAAGGCCGCAATAGCTCTTGCTCTGCGATCTTTATTGGATAATGGTTTAGACGAAGACACAATTGTATTCGTCAATGTTTTTGTTTGGATTTGTGGCTTCTGACCTTGTGGTACTTCTGTCCCAGAATCTGCAGCTACTGGTGGAGCTAATTTAGACTGTACTTTTTTCAGCTTCGCCATCGTAAGGGCTTCGTCTAATAGGTATTCTTCTACCATATCAGCAGCTTCCTCGGCGCTTAGTAGTACACCATCCTCATCATAAGTTTGCTTAATCAGTTCCACTACAGCTTCATGGGCTTTAGCGGATTGGATGGTCTCATAAGCCTCGTTACCGTCAACCAACATTTTAACTTCTCGGCTGACCTGTTTCACGGCTTGTTCATAGGCCGCTTTTTGAGCGTCCTGAATCTTTGTAAATTGTTCTTGTTGGCTATTTTTGATAGACTGTAGTTCTGCTTTAATACGCCGTAGCTCGATATCATCTGGACGGCTGTTAAGCAAAGCTTCAGCTATTTGATCATGAGTAAGACCAGCTTCAGCTAATACAGAAAGGGGATCGCTTTTGAGTCTTTCTGTTAGGCTTGACTGAGCTTTAGCTTGTTGTTCTTGGATAGCTCTTTGTTGCTCTTGCAATTGTCTTGCCTGAGATCGTAGAGCCTTTTCTTTTCTAGCCAATTGAGCAAAACGCTCTTGTGCAGGATCTGGTTGCTGAGCTTTTTGTTGCTCAACTACCGGTGCCTGTTCTTGTTGTTCAGTAGCTACAGGGGCTACTGCGCCCTTCACTTCGTTTGACATTTACACTCCTATTAGGTTTGAGGGATCATTGGTGATGTAGGCAGCGGCTCTGCTACTGCTAATGGCGCTGTTCCAGGCATTGGAGCAGGCATTGGAGGCTGAGCTGCCATCTGCAACGCGATAGCTTGAGAATTGAAAGTGCGGATCATTTCGGCTCTTTCAGGCTCAAGTTTAGTTGGCATGTATAAGTTGTAGTACTGATTGCTTAACTTTACAGCCAAGTTTAAATCCATAAATGGATCTGGTGGAGTGTATTCACCCTTTTCAATTATATTGTCAAGAACATAAAGAATACGTTCTTCTCCGCTATTGGCAAGCTTTTCAACTTGCTCAAGGTCAGGGAAGTCAAGCATTCTTCTGCCTTCTTGGATATCAACCATACCACTTTGAATCATTTCGATAATCTTCTGTAAACGTCCGGCTGGGTCTCGTGGTAGACTTGATGAATCAAAACATTGAATAATATAAGTATTCTTTAATAAATCTACTTCAGGTAGGTTAACTTCTCTTGTGCCGTCTTTATTTGGGTATACAGTGGTGTAAGATCCGTCCCGTTCTGCAATGTCTTTTGCAAGCTCGATAATCTGGTAGGCCATGTCAACGTAGAAGTTATCATATCTTTTTGAAAGGGTAGCGAATCTATCAGACTGTAAATCATCATACTCTCGTAAGGCGGCACCAGAATCAAGTCCAGCAGGCTTTTTACTGGCAGCACTGAGGGCTGAGATACCGCTTTGTTGATAGGCGTAATCGACGAGTCTTTGTAATTGGGCATATACTTCAGCAGGCACACAAGGTGCCACTTCATAAACGGGCTTAGTGCCACGATATGTGACAATTGAACCCACATCGTTGTTAAGTTGAGCTTTAACGACTTTGGAGCCATCCTCGACGAAAACACGAGGTACGCCGACAAGATTGATAGAACGGCTGATTGTCATTAAAAGCTTGTTAATTTCTACCTGAGTGCCCATTAGTTGTTCAGCTAAGGACTGGCCAAAGAATCCTAATAGACGTTGGCTATAATGAATAAATACAAAAGGGAACTTTTCTTTGTTATACTCTTCGTCTAATAAGCATACATTTGTGCAGGCGATAATACGTCTACCGTCTTTAGCTTCTGGACCGGAAGGAAGATGCCAGCCTTCGATGACCATAACTTGGTCAGATGCTGTCCTAGAGCTATCACCTGCAGTGTCAGGGAAAGCTTGCTCTGTACGCATAATATCATTACGCTTTTCAGGGAACATCTCAGCTAACACTTCACGGTCAACAAGCTTAAGCTGATACATTTGACGAGGTTCACCGTAAAGACTATCGTTAGGATCTACAAGCAATTCTGTAAAAAGTACTCTTTCTAAATGTACTTGCTTATCTTGACCTTCATAAATCTTTAAACATCCAGTACCTAATACAGCAGCATCTCTCAAAGCCTGTGTACCTAAGTCATAGGCCTTGCTTCTGTAAAACTCACCCATAATGAATGAGTTTAACTGTTTAGCTAGGTTACGGGCTTTATAATCGCCGTTATCGGTAAGGAAAACGGGACGGGGTTTTGACTGAGTCAAACGGCTCACCAGCGTGTCCACGCAAGATTGTACTACGTTCATAGTAGGACGATCTAGAGGCAGCTGGTTATTCTGGCTCATTCTGTTTAAGCTAGTACCAGCCATCCCGAACAAAGGCATATTCGCATATAAGCGAGAGAAAATAGAAGCTTGTCTATATCTAAATTGTAATTGTTCTTTTAAAAACGCTGCTGTCTCAACAAGCTGAGCTCCACGTTCAGACTTAGACGATCCCTTCCACCATTTGTGGGAAGCATTGCCATCAGGCTTAGACTTAGTCTTTACGACAATAGTCTCACGATCACTCTTTTCTCGTTTTGTAATTTTAGCCATATATTATATAGGTCCGGCTGACCACATCAATATCTCTTCTTCTGTATACTGCGGCTCTTCTTCAGGTACCGCTTCTTCCTTAGCCTTAAGTTTAGACTTAGGAGGAGATAAAGCTTCGATAGTCAGGGACACCTCAGGTGTGGAAATAGATTTGACACTATATTTGTGACAAAGCTTTATTAGTTTTTCAATTTCTTTTAAATCCATTATTTGCCCTGTTTGGGAAATTTTTCTACACGTCTTTTGGACATGATTTTCGCTAAACGTTTTTTAGGATTGTATTCCATCATATCGTGAAAAGAGCTTGTCTCTCCTTCACCATGTTCTTCTTCTTCTACATCTGGATCAAAACTTGCATGATGGTTAGAAGTCATTTCACCATAAGGATCGGCTAAAAACTCATCACTATGGAATTTATTACCCATAGGTTCATTTTCTAATTCATCAATATAATCAGGTCGGTTCATGTGAGAATCTACTTCACCTTCCATTGATTCCTCATCCATTACTTCTCCACCTTCAGCATAGCATCCCATATTACAGTGAACGGGTCCTCCGTGTGCACATGGGTGTAATTTCTTGTTCATAGGTTCTCCTTCATGAGGGTGTTCTACGCCGGGGACTAATCCACCTTTAGCCATTCCGTATTCGGCTCGATCTTTTGCTTCTTCCCTTTTGTAGACTTTTTCTCTTGCCTTATCTGCTGCTCTTTCAGCAGCTTCATGGGCTAAATCGTATTTTTCTTCTTCGCGTTTTCCTAATTTTTCTGCGAATTTTCTTGAATAGGGGGGTTCTGGTTGAGAACTAAAATATGGATGCCCTACATGTGGTTGACCTGCTAATGCTTTTTCTGCACTTAATTTTCTTATAGGATGTCCAGCTTCCTTTGCTCTTGCTAATTTTTCTTCATTATGTTTACGAACCTCTCCACCTTCAGCCATTTTCTGTGCTTTACGTTTTACAGCGTATGCAATTGCTACAGCTTGCTTTTGAGGTTTTCCGTGTCTCATTTCGGTTTTGATATTTTCTTTAAAACTTTTTTCAGATTTACCACGTTTTAGAGGCATTTTAAGTCCTTTTACTGCAAATAGCTAAAAAAGCTACTAAAATTGCCTATAAACACACTACCACTCACCAAAGTCATTGTTTTTATTAGTATCTTCTAAATTCTTGAAATACTCTTCTGCCTGCTCTTCCATACGGGTAATTTCTTCTAACTGCCATTCCTTTGACCCATACTTAGGCTTAATAGCTACAGGTGCGTGGGTGTAGGAATAGCTTTCTCTCCATGCGTATAAAACAGCTTCGCAAATGTCTGAGTGGAACCTACGGCTAATAACTTTCTTATCAGGCGTACTTTTATCCAAATCCCACTCCACTCTCATACAGTCATGGGCAAACACAGAATCTTCTTTAGCTTTAAGCTTACCTGTGCGTAGAGCATCATTCATTAATTCTATGTATTCTACTTTCCTAATCTTTTCAGCTGGTTGTACTGATATCTTATAACGCTTTGATATTTCTTCAGAAATCTTTTTACCTAAACCGCCTGTGTCAACTACGATCTTACTAAAATCGTATTGCATTCTAAGTGTCTCTATTTGTTGAACAAGCTCCGTAATACCTTGATGCTTTGTGACAACTTCTTCGACAAGATAAGTCGAAGGGCTAGATTCACTCCAAGCAAGAACACATAAGGCATCAGCGTCATTATAACCCAAGTCAACACCAAGAATGTAATTCCATTTAACGATAGGTAATTCATCATAATCATTTATATGTTTACTGTAATGATATACAAGAGAATCTACATCCAACACCCATTTACCAAACCACTCTCTTTGGATACTTGGATTGTCAGCTGTCACACCACGACGTTTTAATTCTTGTTCAAATACTTGCTGATGAGACATCCCAGACTTTTTAGATATGAAAGGATTATCCCAAAAACCCCAAGAATGCTGAGACCAATCTCTGCTGCGGCTACATACATAAAAATACCCACTAGGAAGAACACCAGGAGTACCGATAAGGCAAAGAGTACCGGCATGATCAAGCAAAGCAGGGCCGATAATATCATTAACCAATTCATCAATAAACGAAGGGAATGACTGACATTCGTCAATATAGACTTTTTTGATCGCAAGTCCTCTGAATTTTTCAATTTCACTTTTATCAGCTGCTCCTGTGCAATAGATAGTCGAACCTGAGGGAAAAGTCACAGATAGCTCAGAAGAGTTAAATACGCCTCCCAATCCAAATTGTCTATTTATTTTTTTGAGTTCCGGCCAAACAATCCGCTTAGCATTGCTACGAGAAAGAGTAATGTAAACACAAATAGTATCCTGGTTGTTTACAGCAGTATGAACAAGGTCGGCAGCACAAGACACCGTCTTACCTGCACGGCGTGTTGTAACTGCCACCTTGAATCGGCTAGGGTCTGCAACAAACTTTAATTGCTGATCAAATAGAAAATCCTCAAGCTTAAACGGTTTGCTCTTACGTTTTTTAAGCTCACCTAATACATGTTCAAGATTGGGTTTCATTTAATAATTCTTTTGCCAGCTTTTTAAGCTCGTCATCTGGTACTGCTGCTAGTTCTTCTTTTTGCTCTTTTTGCGCTTTAGACAAATCTGTCAATAATTTAACATAAGCTACTAAATCACGGGCAGACTTATCTGAAAGCTTCCTAGTAGACACTTCTTGGTAAATGTGATTTATATCACGCTTTACCGCGTCACTAGCTTTTTTGAGCAGTTTGTTTAGATCGTCCACTCTGTACCTCTGGTGCTAAAATTACTGATTTAATATTTGTCAAGGGAATAATAGCACTGATACCACGGCTTTCTACAAGCACTCCATTAGATTCCAAAGACAAAGATACATCAGGATGCTTTTCAGGGAAAATAGAAATAGCACCTAGAACGGATGTTCCGGGGATTGTTATAGCATTAATGATTTCTACTGATTTTACTTTCATACCACTCCTAAACAAAGGGATCAAAATCCCATTCTTTTGGTTTTAACGATCTCCCTACTTTAGTGAGATGCGTACAAACATTTATATTTTGAGGCATAAGCATTTTAGCTATGCCCATTTTTCTCCAAGCTTTCTTTACAAAAAGCCAATCAAGAACATTACCACGGTAGCAAACATAACCAAGAATAACATCAGGATCTTCCTTTAACGCTGCTACTTTGATTGTACAGTGTGGGAGCCTTTTTTCCAAAGACACCTTGTAATTGGCAAAGAAAGAATCTTTTTTAATTCTACCAAACCAATCACACCCGTGATACAAGCCTAAAAGCCAGGTGGAATATATCAGAGGTAGGTCTTCTTCCCTAACATCTCTAACCAGGATCATATTTGATGTAACTTGCATATCTTCTAATTATCCTGTTTATAGTGTTAGTATGTAACTCTACCGCTTCCGATATTTCCTTAGCAGGTCTACCTTCACAATGCATCTTCCAGATTTCTTTATCAATCTTACGTTTGAATTTAAAATCATGAAGCATTTGACCGGCTAATTCAAAATACCTCTGCTTTTCCAAAAAGGATTGGGGAGTCCACATTTGTTGAAAATGAAAACTATCCCAATGAATTAACGGATGGCCAGGGACATCGCTGTTCTCGATATCCTTAAAGCCTTTATCCGCTAACTTTTTGTACCACTTCTTCTGTAGCTTTTGAAATTCCTTCTGCGTCATTTGCTTGCTCTTTCTTTGGCGCTTTGTCAGGATGCATCAGATAAAATGCTAGCTCGTTTGCTTTAGCTTTTCTCATCATTTTGCCTAGAAGGTCTGCGTCAAACGAATCTTCATTTTGAGGCAAATGTTGGACAAAAGCTGCAAATAGCTTTTTGGTGTCGGCATTAACTTCAAATCCTTGTGAGGATAGAAATTGCTCAGCCTGTGCTTCAAAAGCTTCTGGGGTTTGAGCTAACTTAGTCAGTCTGGCTTTCCGAAACATTCTCAGCTCCTTGTTGGGATTGTTCTTTTTGTTGCTGTGCTTTTTTAAGCTCTACATATTCTTTGTTAACGTCAACAAGTTTATTGTTAATATCAACAAGAGCAATCTTCATTTGCTCGATTTGATACTGAAGCTCACCAGCTTTAGTACACAAATCAATGTAGTCTTTCTTCAGTTGTTCCTCTGATCTCATTAGTTTTACTCCTTTTGCCTTAAGTGCTCTGCGTTGTTTTCTATTCAACTTCATATATGTATTATACCAAATTAGACTTAAAAAGTCAATAAGTATTACGCCGCTTACATAATATATATAATAATTGTGGCGTATTACTAAGTTACATATGTAGTTATTATACCAGTATTTTTTAGCTTGTCAAGTACTATTTTATAAGTAGTTGATATTATTACGATCAAAATTCTTGACAAATAATTCTTGTTTTTGTAAAAACGTTATGTTAATATACAAACATAACAGGAGGTACTATGGAATTAAATATTGGCAGATTGATTGATTGGGATGGCGAAGAAGGTCTTATCGAGGACGAACAAGGTGACGTTATACGCGTTACTTTCGAAGACTTCAATCCACATGACCTAAAACATGTTGTAGTTGGTTCTACTGTTATTATTACAGAGAAAGGCTACTTAGAGCTTACTTCACAAAGCTTTTCGCATTACCTCGAAGAGCCTTTTGATGAATTAGCTTTTATGGATGATTCTGATGATTCTGAAGAAGATAGTTGACTTTTTGTTTTGTTTGAGGTATAATAGTATCTATGAAATTGACAAATAAGTTAAATCTTCCTCAGCCAATAGTTAAAGCCGTGTCTAACGATGGTTACAGCAGCGGCGATTGTGATATCTCTGTCACGTCGCTGCTGAAGCCACCTCAGATGCGAACACTTGAGCTTCGTCATGAAGATCAACTTACCGAAGATGTGTCTGATAGAATTTGGAGCTTACTCGGTCAAGTTGTACATGGTATTCTTGAAAGAGCTGAAGAGACAGCTATTGCTGAGCAAAGACTTGTAATCGAAGTAGAAGGCTGGAAAGTCAGCGGACAAATGGATAGATTTCTTTTGAAAGAAGGAATTCTACAAGATTATAAGTTTACTTCAGTATACAAAGTAAGAGACGGTGTTCCAGAAGAGTATGCTAAGCAATTAAATATCTATGCCCATATTCTTCGAAAACACGGTAAGACAGTAAACAAGTTGCAGATTGTAGCTATATTGCGTGATTGGTCTAAAAATCAATACATGCGTGAAGGAGATCCCTATCCGGCACATCAAGTAGTACTGCTAGACGTGCCGTTAATCCCTGATGAAGAGGTGGCAGCTTATGTGCGTGAGCGCGTGTTGGTGCACAAAGAGGCCGCCTCTCTTCCCTCTGATCAATTACCAGAATGTTCAGCGGAAGATCGATGGGCAAAACCTGATGTATGGGCTTTGATGAAGAAAGGGCAAAAGAAAGCCGTAAGACTTACTCAAAGCGAAGAGGCAGCTAAACTAGCATTAGAAGCTGCTGGGCCTAACCATAGCATCAAGTTTAGACCAGGAGAAAGCACACGTTGTAAGAGCTACTGTTCTGCAGCACCTTTCTGTGAGCAATATAAACGTATGAAGAAAGATGAGGATGAAGAATGAAAATTAAAACAGATGACTTGAGAATGTTAATGGATTATATGGAAAAAGAGCTAGTAGAAGAAGTGGACATCTCTGAAGTAGCAGCTAACTTTGCCATATACGCTACTTTTTCAGACATTGAGGGGCGTGAATGCGAAATCACACTATATGACTCTATTCGCGATATGCGTCCTGATTTGACTAAAAAAATGCAATTAAGAACACGAATTAAAAAAGGAGATACATAATGAGTGATGGTATGACAGAAGTATTTAGACATAAGAAGATTGTTAGAAAGAAAATTAACAAATATGTCACTTTATTCTTAGATAACAATGATGACATTGTTATTATTGAAAACACATTAGGAGGACCTCAACTTACAAATCGAATTTATTTAAAGGTTAAAACTTTTAATAAGATCATAAAAGCTTTAAAAGGAATGACTAATGGATTTTAAACATGAAATTAAATTACATTTGTTTGGAGCTGCTTTACAGTCTATCATAACTAGAGAGGGTGGACTACTTGTAAAAACTCCTAGACAAATTGCTGAAGAAGCTATGAAGTATGCTGAAGCTTCTACTGATGTATGGTTTGCTAATTTAGCTTCAACAAAGGATAAAAATGATGAGCCCGCTTAAGTTAGGATTGATGGTATATGCACTTGTATTAGGATTTGTACTTGTAAGAGCATTATTAACTGCTATACATTACAAAATAGTAATATCTCTACTAAAAGAGGATATTAAGGATCTTATTAAACCAAAGGAGAACAAAGATGAGTAAATCAAACACATCTAGTGCTGGTGGCAATTGGGCTACACGCACAAAAACAGCAACTAAATCAGTACCTCTTTCAAAGAGCACTGGTGATCGTGGAGAACGCCGTACAGCGGTTGTAGAATCTTTCACGCCTAAGTCTTACAAGACTGGAAGTTTTGGCGTAGAAGTGAAATATTCTGTAGCTGGCTTGCAGCGTCCTGTGTACGAAAATATTGTCTTGACAAAGCTGTCTGACAATGGTACTATGGAACCTACGAAATATGGTGAAAGTAATCTTAAACGAAGACTTCAGGCATTCGGATTGGATAGCGAAGCTATTAACGCATTCCCGATTCCTAAGTCTCCTAAAGATGCTGGTAACGAAGCGTATGCACTTTCCGGCGCTCCCGTTGCCATTTACCTGGTAGACGAGGAATACCTTGGAAAGCCAACTAAGCGTGTTCGAGCGGTATTCCCTGCTGAAGGGTAACTTATAGCCGTGAATGTGAATCGGCTCGATAGCCGTGGTCCCGGGCTTATACGGGACATTTTACTTACATGAATTATAAAATTATAAAATCAGTAAGAGAATTAAACGAAGTACTTGTCGAATGGCAAGGTCTTCTAGCATGTGATATCGAGACACATCCAGGGCATATTTTAGGAATATCACTTGCACCGGAAAAAACAAAGAACGGCGTAGTAGCTGTTTACATACCATTAAAAGTTTATGACAAAGAGACGAATACGTTTATTGAGGCTTGCGATAAAGACTTGGCACATCATATTGGAAGTGTGTTATTGGATTATCGCTTGGTTGGTCATAATTTTACTTACGACAAAAGCCATATAGACAGGCAGTATAAAGTAGACACTCAATGGGCAGCAGATACCCGTATTATGTGGCACTTAGCGTCAGCACCAGCAGGTCCCAGGCCGTATGGGCTTAAAGATGCCCAAGTGGAGCTGCTGGGCTACGCAGAGAAAGGTAATACAGAGCTAATAGCTAATATAAAAGCAAATGGAGGTAAAGGAAAAGGCGAAGACATGCATTTAGCTGATTTAGAAGTATTAGCTAAATACGCCGCTTTAGATGCCCACTCCACTATTGAATTGTATAAGAAATTGTCACCATTTTTTGATACCAATGATTATTGGTGGATGTTAGAAAAAATGATGCAGTATAATATTTTGCTGCAGAAAAATACAGACCTTGGCGTAACAGTTGACGTTCAAGGGTTAGAAAAATCACATAATAGATTATTAAGGGTGAAAGAAGCTGCCAAGGTTAGATTCCAAAAGGAGCTAAAGAATGAAATTGCGTCCCTCGAAAAAGACTGGGCAGATCGTAGAATTGCCGAGTATAAACGAGAAAGTAACAAGGCTTGGTATGCTAATCATCCAGAAAAATGGGAAAGGTTTAACCTCAATTCTGACTCGCACAAAAGGGAATTGTTTTTTGAAAAGCTCGGCCATACTCCCACTAACTTCACTGAATCAGGCAAACCTAGTGTGGATGGGGACAGCATCAAACGAATCCCAAGTAATTTTGTGGAGGCTTACTTAAAATATGAAAAAGCTAACACCTTATCTACTAATTTCTCTGGACCTTATTTGTCAAGTTGTGGAGATGGTAGGCTCCATCCTGGTTTTAACATTTGCGGGACTGTGTCATATCGTCTCAGTGGTTTTAAGCCTTATCTTCTTAACGCCCCTTTTGATGAAAAAGTTATACTTAAAAACCTTAAATGTGATGAAGGCTATGTTGGGGTACACGCGGACTTATCGGCAATCGAACCAACAATTACGGCGCATTACAGTGAAGATCCCTCACTCCTCAAAGTCTTCAGGGACGGGTTAGGTGATATTTATCTTGACTTAGCTTTAGAGCTATTTAAGAATGACAAGGAATTGCACTATGGGTATAATCCTAATATACCAATCACAACGGAAGTTAAAGAGAGATTTGCTAAGCAGCGTAAAGTCGCTAAGGTTATTCAGCTTGCAGTACAGTATACAGGTACAAAACACACAGTGGCTAAAAACCTTACAAAAGAAGGCATACCGACTACTGTCGAACAAGCAGACGAATACGTAAAAGCTTATTGGCGTAAGTTTGACGCTGTCAAAAAGTTTAACTACCAATTACGGGAAGTTAATAGAGATCAAGGTTATCTTAGAAATGTAATAGGGAGGATAATACGTGTACCCGATCCGGAATATAAAGACTTATCTAACAGATTTATACAAAGTAGTGCGCACGACGTACTCGTACTATGGGTGCTTAGTATCTACCGGCGTTGCAAAGAGGAAGGCATTGAAATCAAGCCTATCCTACTTGACTGTCACGATAGTACCAGCAATCAAGTACCTAAAGAGCAAGCCAAAAGACTCAGAGAAATATATGGAGCCACCCTCAACGTTTTAAATCATGAGTTAGGCTTGTGTGTAAAAATTAAAGCAGAAGCAAAGACTTTTAATACCTTAGCAGGTTTAAAAAACGAAGAAGAATAATAATTGACATTATGATAAAGGTTTGTTATAATGTTTTAACAATGGAGAACAAATGAAAAGACGATCTGGAAAACAATTAATAATGGAACTAATCCCCTTAGTTCTGTTATCGATAATGTTAGGAATGTGTGTTAAATCTCGTGGTTCAGAAGTAATTATGTTATCTGAGGAAAACACAGTAGCTTTAAATATGCCTATTTTTGGGCCTACCGTAGCCACTGTGCAAGAGCAATTGTTAGAAAAAGACAAGAACCTGAGAAAAGGTAAGCCTATTTATCTTGTTTTGAATTCCCCTGGTGGAAGCATTCAAGATGGTCTTAACATGATTGAAGTGGCTAAAGGATTGGGACGTCCTGTCCATACTATCAGTCTTTTTAGCGCAAGTATGAGCTTTGTTACTAGCCAAAAGCTTAATGACAGGCTTGTTACAGACGCCACTATTATGATGAGCCATAGAGCATCCGTAGGAGGAATCGGCGGTAATATCCCAGGTTCATTTCTTACATTTGCTAACTTCCTAGCTAAGTATCTTTCCGATATTAACAAAGGAATTGCGCAAAGATCCGGTATGACTTTGGAAGCTTATGAAAAGCTTGTAGCTGATGAATTATGGATGAATGGTGATGAAGCTATCCGACTTAAGTTTGCTGACCGTAAAGTTAACTTAAAATGTGATAAATCTTTGTCAGGGTACGGTCCTGTTCAAGAGCTTAGTCTTGGATTCTTTTCTGTAAAGTTGCAATTTCACAAATGCCCTATGATCACTGCTCCTAAGTTTGCCGGTGGAGATCAGTACATAGCTAATTTGTTAGCAAACGACAAAATTGAATTCATTAACCGTTATAAACATTTACTTCAGTAAGGAGGAATCGTGTGGACTACATCTATAGTCTTTACTCTGCTACCGCTAATTATGGCTCTAGCCCTCATTTTCTGGTACTCAGTGAGATTAACAGCGAAGGGTTTTGCTCTCTCTACCAGGTTACGAAGGGAACCGCAGAGGCGATTGAGCAGGCAGGAACTACTAAGGGATTTAAAGGTGTTGTATGGTCAGAAAGGCTCTGGCTCGACTTCGACAACGAAGACGCCGCCCGAAGGGCCTCTAGCAAGTTGAAAGGAATGGGATACGATTATGTATGTTATACGACTGGTAATAGGGGTTTGCATTATGGCATTCTTCGCCATAATAAACCTAGCCATCTTTTGCCTGCGCTCGATAAAGCTTGGGTTAAGGCGAATTTTCCAGAAGCAGACATCTCGATCTACACCCATTTACATCCGTTCAGAATACCGGGAA